ACCAAATACTGTAGGATATCTTAAAAACTGTGTAAATATATCTAACTTAGGGTTTGTCATAAACAAAGGAACATTAGCAAACTCTCTTCCTGTTTGTAATATAACTCCGTTTGTAAATCGACCTGCTCCTCTTATAATATCATTTTTATAAAAGTTATCTTCTTTAGCAGCTATGTTTACATTGTCTCCAAATTTATTATTCCATGCTAAACCTTTTTCAATATCTACACCTAAATCATTTAATTCACCTCTAAGTCTAGCTATTTTATTTTTACTTAACCCTGTAGGGTTTGAAAGTTGTTTTAAATTACTTTGTATTAAATCTTTACCTGTAGAAAAAGCAGCTAACTGTACTGTTTTTGTCCAAGGTATAAGCATATTAAGTCTATAAAAACCTCTAGCTCCTCTTTTTAAAGTTTCATTCTGTAATCCTTCACCATCTAAACGATTTGTTAAATCTGCCATAGCTTCATCTACAGCTAAGAAAACACTATTCATTTCTTTTGTTATTTCATTATCAGTTAATTTGTGTTTTTCTTTTAATATTTGTCCTATTTCTGTAGTAAATATTCTACCAGAGTTTTCTATTGCATCTTGCATACCTTTTATAGCAGAAGAAGTAGGAGCTTTACCTAATGTTATAAATGCTTCTGATAATGAAGAAACAGTAGCTAAAGGCAAATAAGCCATAGCATTTGCTAATTTAGTTCCATCATATATAGCTTGAAAAGTATCACTTCTATAATAATCTACTTGACCTGTTATAGATTTATAAACATCTATAAGTTCTCTTTGTTGTTTAGTGCTTAAGGTTCTACCAAACTCTTCTAGTTCTTGTTGTATAGGATTAATAAATCTTTCAACAAATTGTTGTTCATTACTTTGTTTAAAAAATAATAAATTACCTTCTTCTGTTTTACCACCAACTTTAACATCAGAACCTTTACTTAAAAAATGTTTTTTATGTTCTATAGTTCTAGCAGCATTCATAAAGTAATCAGTAGTAACGCTATGTAAATCATTTGTTAAAAATTCTTTAAACTGATTATCATCTAAATTTTCAAACTTACGAGCTTGTGTTAATAAATTAGAATGAGAACTATAAAGTTCGTTTTGTTTGTTAAGCATTCCTTTAACAACATCATCTACTTCTTTTTCTGGTATTATATTATTATCAACTAATAACTTTTTAAATACATCTGGGTTCGCTTCTATTGCTTCTCTATTCCAACTACGAGGGAAATAATTTTTAATTTCACTTACATTTATTCCAACTTCTATTGCATCTTCTCTGATACTATCAAAATATAATCTTAAATTTTTTGCAGTATCTCTTACAGCTTTAGAAGCTCCCGGAACTTGTCCACCTCTAAGAATAGTCAATACTTCTTCTCCTAATTCAGGAGACATACGACCTGTAGCATATAAAGGTTCTATAGCAGCTTCATATCCTATTTTATAATTACCTCTTCTAAATGCTAAATCTTCTCCATAGGAATATCCTAGTCTTGTTTTAGACCTATTAACTAAACTCTTATTAAATTCTGAAGTAAGTTTTTGACCAAGTAATCTAGCAGTAGGAGAAAACTCTGCATCTGTTTTTAATCTCCATGCAGGACTACCTACAGTTTTAGCTATGAAAGCATCTTTCTTTTTTCTTAAATTATATACTAAATCACTACCTGCTTCTTTTCTATAACCATCATCGCTATAAAGTTTTTGCAACCTTTCTTCAAAAAATTTATTTTTATTTGCAAGACCTCCAAAGATACCACCTGTCAAAGCTCCGATAGCTGCACTACTTACTAACTCTGGATTAGAATATAACTTACGAAGATTAGTATTTACTTCTGTTTGTTGCCTAAAATGATTATCTAGACCCTGCCAAGTAGCTCCTTCTAAAGCAAAAAGACCTGTGCTTTGAAGAGGAGTAATTTTACTTTTAGCAATGTTTTTTAAACCTTGATTAGCTCCTGTAGCTAATGCTTGTCTTGCAACTAAAGAAGTTCCTCCACTTACAGGAGTTAAAAGCATAGCTGCTAACAAAGTAGGGTCAGTAGCTATATCTACTGTTGAATCTTTAATAAGCTCTGCATATTGTCTTAGACTTCCCATATCTGCTTTGTCAAAAGTAGAACGAAGATATTTATAATCTTGTTTTTGTTGCTCATTAAAGTTACCAGACTCCATAGCTCTTTGCATACCATTATATAAATTAAAATCAGAGTCTCGTAAATATTCAAATATATCATCAGACTGCTCACCTACAGATGTTAGAAATCTCTCTGATATTTCTTGGAATTGTTCGTTGTTTTCTAAATCATCAAGAGTGTAACCTCTTTTTAGAACAGAAGAAGGACTACTGGATTTAAAGTTAAGTATTGCCATGTGTTAATCTTGATTTGGTTGTTCATCAAATCTAGTTCTAGCGTATATGTAAAGACCTCCACCAGCTCCGTATAATAATGGTTTTTTTGTTCTAGCTAATTGACCAAGTAAATATGTTCCTTTCATTAATGCTATATCATCAGAAAACTTTGCAACATTTACTATTGTTCCATTTTTATTCATATTATCAAATATAATTTTTTGAGTAGGACTTAAATTATTTATAAACGCATCTCTACCTCTTTGATTAGGATTTTTAAATTTTGTAGCTTTTGCTATAAACTTTGAAGTTCTAGGGTCTGATATAACTTTTTTAGCTGATTGTCTAACAAATGTATTTAATGCTAATGCACCTCCAAATCTTAAACCTTTGTATAATCCAAATCCCGGTATTAATAATGTAACTGCATCTAATACATCAAATTTTCCATCAGGACCATAAATTACATCATTCATACTTTTCATAAAAACATTTTGTTGATTTACTTCTTCTAAAAACTCTTTTTCTTCTAAAGGTATATTAGCATTATCTAACTTCATTCTATTTTCTTCTGCTAATGTAGGTAAATTATTATCTATCATAATAGAATCTAAAGCATTTAATTCTCTTTGTTTAGAATCTCCTGTCATTTGTTTATTAATCTCATCAACTATATCATTACGCATATCTAAAATTTTAGTTTTTCTAGTAAATGGATTATTATTATTTTTATTTATATCTTCTATATACATAGAAAAATTACGAGTATCTACTTCTCCTCTAAGTTTATCTATATCAAATTGAGTCATAACAGTATCTATAAAAGCTTCATTACCTTGATTTAAAACAAATTCAGTAGCTAATGGTAATGCCATAGAATCATTCATACCATATGTTCTTTTTAATTCTTCGGTAGTATTCATTATATTTACAGTAGCTCCAAATTTTAAATTATCATTACCACTTTTAGAAACTTCCTCCCATTGTAATCCTACTTCTGCATTATTAGCTGATATAGAGTCTATTATAGAATCTACTTGGGCTATGACAGCAGGTACTTGCCTAGTGTCTATTTCTTGTCTAGGAGCTTTCTTTTCTCCTATACCAACAATTTGTTCACCAAAAATAACAGGTTGATTATTCTCTCCTATTCCTGAAGTAATTATTTTTGTAACTAGTGATTCATTACCAAAAGAATCACGCATAGGAATTTGAACAGTTGACTGTTGAGCATCTTTATAGACTTTAAATCTTTCTGGATTATCTTGAATACTAGTCACTAATTCATCTATAGGATTATCTAGTTCACCAAACTCTCTTACAGCTTCTCTAACATTATCAAAGTCTGTACCTAGTAATCCTCCAAGCTTTCTTTGTTTAGCTAATTTATCTTCTTCACTTAATGTATCTTCATCATGAGACATAAAAACTTTTTTTAAACTATTACCAAAAAATTCTGCTATATTTCTAGGTGGCATTTCATCTCTTCTAATTATTTCTGCCATTTCTTCTACACTTAAGCCCGGTATCTTTTGATATGTTTCTACCATATTTTTATATGCTGCTAAGTTATCTTTATTTCTAGAGTAATCTCTTGCTATTTCTTTTGTTCCATCTGATTTATAACCTTCACCATATCTCTCTACTATATAATCATTAAGTTTATCAAGTGTTTGTATTTCAAATATATCTTCTTGAGAAAATCCTTGACTAATATAATCATTATATTCTTTGTTAAACATGTTAGCATTTTCATTTAAAGTTAAGTAATGAGCTTTAGCAAGTACATTTTCTGTTCCTAATTTATCTGCTGCACTATTAATTGCAAAATCAGCACCTGTTATAATACCATTAAGTATCTGTAAATTTTTACTAAACTTTTCTTGCTTTTTAGTTTCTTTATCTCTTCTTTTTCTAGCTATATCAAATTGCTCTTCTGCAAATTTTATTCCACCATCATCATAAAATGTAGACATTACTCTTCTCCTTTAGCTAATAAACTTTCTTCTTGTTGAGGTTCTTCTCTAGCTAATAAACTTTGAGGAACTTCAACATTTTCTATTTTATCTATAACTTCTTTTGGTATAACTCCTGAAGGAACTTTAGATTGATTTGTAACTTTAGCTTGAACATATTTCTTTAAATTATTACCTCGCATTTCAGCAATTTCTTTTTCATCTTCTTCATCAAGGTCATCTTCTTCATCCCCATTTACACGATAAGGTATACCTGCTTTTTCAGATAAAGCCATTAAAGTATAAATAGTTGGTTCTACTAACATTGTTAATAAATCAGGATTCCATTTACCTTGTTCAAAACCTGCTTGTAACATTTGTAATGTAATATCAGTTAAAGGAACTCCTTTTCCTATGCCTTGCATTATAGGAGTAAATACTTCTTTATCTAATAATTGTTCAACTATAAAATTTAAAGCTGGTCTAAATTCTGTATATTCTGGTGGACCTTCCCAAGGATATGCTTGTTCTGGACTATTTGTTAAAGATTGACCGGGTATAGGTCTACTTGCTTTAACTAATGCATCTACACCTTCTTTACTATATTTTTCCATATTTATCTACCTGTTCCAAAAAATACTTCTTTACTTAAATAAGGAGCTGCTATACTACTTGTAGCACCCCAAGAGCTTCCCATGTTTGCATAAGCATTATTGCCTTGCATAAAATCTACTTGACTTATTTGACTTCCTTCATTAAAACTTCTTAAAGCTGCTAAGTCTAAATTAGTAGTTGTATATCTTTGTACTGGAGGGTCTCCTGCTATTCCCATTGAAACTCTTTGACTTAAACCACTTACAGCTCCTTTAGTTACTGCATCTGATATTTCATTAGGGTCTGTAATCTTAGCTACTATATTATCTTTTGTTTCTACTATTTTGTCTAATATATTAGGTTTGTTTATATCTGCTACTTTATCAACAGCATCTTCTAACATATCTTCTTTTAAATCTACAGGAATATCAGCTTCTATTTTAGGTCTACCAAATATAGAACTTCTTTCAGGACTTAAAACAAATCCTTCTCCTTTTATAAAATTTGTAGCTCTATCAAATCCATTACCAATAGCTTCAGTAACAGTTTTATAAACATTACCTACTGCATTAGCTCCATTATATATATGACCTACTGCTCTTTGTAAAAGATTACCACCGGGTTTAGTAGCCCAACTTCCTATCCTACCCCATATGTCACTTAAACCAAACTGAGGCATGAATAACATTAAACCAAGTTGACCAACTACTCCTAGTTTTCCAAAAGCTTTACCAATTTTTTTAACAACTTTTTTAATTCCTTTGCCTATTTTTTTAACTACTTTTCTTAAAAATCCCATTATTAATCTCCTAAACCAAACACTCTATTTATTGTACCAGCTATGTTATTAAAATTTGTAGTCCAATTTTTAGCAACATCTCCTTCAGAACTTGCAGCAGCTACCATAGCTTGTAATTTTCTAGTAGCTGTATTATCAGCAAATCTAAAATTATAATCTGCTTGGTCTCTTAATTCTTGCCATAAAAATGATTGAGCTGCTGAAGTCATACCAAATGCCATTTTAGCATTTTGTTCATTCACAGCATTTTGTGCTGCTGTATCTGCTAAATTTCCTCTTCTTCTCCATTCAACATTAGATTGCATAACAGCTTGTTTATTTTGTGCATTCCATGAATCTCTTTGAAAATCTAACTGTGCATTTAAAGTAGCAAATTGATTAACTATAGCAGTATTAGCTTTATTTACATCTGCAATTCTATTAGCATCTCTAGCATTTGCAGCATTTTGAGATTGTGTATTAAACTGTTCTGCTGCATTTAATTGACTAGTATTAAATTGTTGCATCTGTGCATTTAAATTTGCCATAAACTGATTAGTTTGATTTTCACTAGCAGCATTAAATTGTCTTGCAGCATTATCAGCAGCCTGATTAGATAACAATCTTTGTTGCTCCTGTTGAGCTTTCATCATATTAGCTTGTTGTTCATTATTTAAATTGGACATATCCATTTGTAAAAATGCTTGTGCATTCTGTGCTGCTACTTTAGTTCTTTGGTCAACAGTTGCTAAATCTAAAGCTGCCATTGCTGTAGCATTTTGCATAATAGATTGTTGCTCTGCATTCATATTTGTTATAGCTACTGTTTGCATAAACTTACTATTAGCTAATTCAACTTGTTGAGCTGTAGTAAATTTAGCCATATCCATATTAGCTTGAATAGTAGCTCGTTGCATTGCTGTTTGCTGGTCAACACTAAGTTGAGCTATTCCCATTTGTTGAGCTAACTCACCATTACGAATATTAACTTGCATTTGTTTATTAAGATTTGCAAGTTCTGTTTGTTGAGCAGCATTTAAGTTATCTCTACTAGCTTGATTTTGTGCTGTAAGATTTGCTAATCTTACTTGTTGCTCTGTAGTAAGATTTGCTTTTTCCATGTCTTGCTTAAATGCAGCATTCTTTGATAAGAAATCTGCAGCTACTTGGAACTCTGCTAATTGTTCTTGATTTTCTGCAGATTGATTAGCTCCTTCTACTTGTGCTTCTATTTGCAACTCAGCTAAATTAATTTGTTGCTCATTACCTAAGTTTTGAGCATTAATAGCCTGTTGTTGTTGTGCATTAAGAACAGCAGCATTTTGTCTATTTTGTAAGTTTTGTAACCTTACTTGTTGTTGTTGTTGTGCTGTTGTTAATACAGCTTCTTGTCTAAACTGCCCTTGTTGAACAGCTATCTGTTGAGCAAACTGAGCTGTTTGACTTGCAGCAGTTTGTCTGTTAGATAAGTTTTGTAGTCTTAACTGTTGCTCTTGTTGTGCTTCAGTTAAGTTAGCTTGTTGTTGATTACTTAAATTTTGAGCTGCTCTAGTTTGTAAAGCTTGTGCATTACTTTGTGCAATAGGTAAAGCACTTTGAATAATAGCATTAAATAAACTATCTCTACCTACAGTAGAAACACCAATACCTCTTGAAACCATTCTTTGATTAACTGCATCAACTGCTGGTCTAGCCCAAGCTGGTATATTACCATCTTCCATACCACCAAGTAATGTTTCCATTTGTGATGATACTAAAGCCTCTGTAGGTAAAGCAGCAACAGCAGCTTGTACTTCTACATCTTCATTAGCTATTTGAGCTTCTACAGTAGCAGGGTCTTCTACAATAGCAGCAGCAATAGGTTCTGGTATATTAGCTGTTTCAGATACCATAGATGCAGCAGCACCTTTAGCAGCAGTTCCTTTTACTGCTCTTTGTTTAACAGATTCGTAATTTACAGTATTTAAAATTTGTGCAGCTTCTCCACTAGCAGATTCACCTGTAATAGCTTCACGTTCTTGTCTTTCAGCATCTGGAGTAGCAGATACTTGAGCTCCTATTCCTGTTACTTCAGGAGCAAAAGCACCAGCAGATAAAATACCATCAACGGTATCAGCTTTTGCAGCATTTGCAATAGTTTCTGATATTCTTGCAGCTTCTGCAGGTCCTGATAAATTTCTAATTTCTTCAACTTTTGCTAATGCTTCAGGTGATAAATCTCCTATAGCAGCTTGTACATCAGGTTTATCTGTAATTTGTGCTGCAGTCATTTGAGCAGCCTGTATTTGTTCTGGAGTTTTTGCAGTTGTAGCTGTCATTTGTGCTACTTGTTCAGCAGTTGGTTGCTGTATAGTGGTAGCTTTTACAGGTGTACCATCATCAAGTTGAACAGTACCAGACTCCATACTAGCTAATCTAGCTTCATATTGTTCTTGAGTTTCATTAGGTCTCCTTTCCATTATTTTTTGAGTTTCTATAGTAGGAAGTGAACCTTCAGGTATATTACCAGCAGCTATTTCTTCTGCAGTTCTACCTGTTTGCGTAATTCTTTTTGCTCTCTCTTCATCAAACTGTTCTACAGTTCCTGTTATAGGCACTTCTGGAGGAGGAGTATCTCCCGGCGGAGGCGGAGGTAGAGGTGGAGGTGGTGGAGGTGGTAAATCATCTCTAGGAGGTGGTAAATCATCTCTAGGAGGTGGTATAAATATACCTCTATCTCTATCTGTAAAGTCATCTGGAGGTGGGAATCTTAAACCCGGTTCTCTGTCTCTACCATTTATTGCTGGCATAGGTGTAGTTTCTGGTTGAGGTGTAGGTTGAGGTTGTGATTTAAATATAGGGTCATCCTTTACAGGAACTTCTTTTTTTGGTGTTGATACTGGTATTCTTCTATTGTTATCATCATTAACTAATATACGTTCTTCATTAGATAACCTAGGTTCTCCTATTGCTTTTTTAGCACCATGAGGACCACCATGCCTTAAAGACACTCTACCGCCTTTTCTATAATCTATTCTATTATCTGTAGTATATTTTTTATTATATTTTTTCTTTTTCTTAGCCATAGCTTTTCCTATTTTACTTCACTTCAAAGAGTTTGTCAACCTTTTCATGTAATTTTTCTAATCTATCCATTAGAACATTCATATCATCTTTTAATTCTTGTTTAGTTACATAGTCTTTTGCAATCTCTTCACGAGTCTTGTTTAAGAGTATGTCAATTCTTTTAGCCTCTGCAGTATTCCCACGAATACCATAAAGTATGGGGGCTAACACCAAAGTTATAAAGATGTTCCAAAATAAATAAGGTGTTAGTTCCATATTAACCGATAGTTTTTATTACGCTTGTAGGTGTAATCTTTTCTGCTATCTGTGCATCTAATCCTGTTTTCATAGATGTAACAGCATCACTACCCATAGCTGTTTCAACCCAGCCTTGAACATCACTAGCTTTTAAGTCTGCAAAAGCTGTAAAGCTTGAAAGGTCTGAAGTGTCAACAGACTGTGAACCATAAGAAGTAGCAGTCCAGTTATTACCATCGCTATCCTTATTAGTATCATCAGTTGCTGTAAGTCTCCAATGTACGTTGTAGACTACATCACTTTTACTATCTTTTGTAGGGTATGTATCAACTGTTGAAACATCCCAAGTATATCCTATTGCCATATTTATTCTCCTTTTAAGTTATTAATTTCAGATTGTAAGGCATCAATCTGTTCTTGTTGTTCCTGTATAGCTTTGACTAATAATGGTGTAATTCTTCCATAATC